TATTCCTCTATTACCCCATTCTTGAAAAAGAATGTTTAAAGATCTTCTGGCAGTTTTTAATTGATGACCTGCTGTGCCTTGTAAACCAATACGTTCATAGGCATCTTGAATAATTTCATCAATAGAAAAGTTTTGATCAAAACTATAAGATTGTGAAGTAGTGTTAGCCATTGCTACCTACCCTGTATAAAATACTATTATTTGATCAGTTACATCTAAAGCATAAGTAACATAAAAACCATTAGGTAGTCTTACACCACCGCTAGGACTTTTCATTTCTCCAGTAACACTTCCGGGTGTTCCATCAGAAATTTCTTTAGATAAAATAGTTCCAGCAGTGCTTCCAGTTCTAAAAAAAACTGTTCCTGCTGTGTCTCCAGAATTAACTTTATAAGTACCAAAAGTTCCTGGTCCTCCAAGTTTCATTCCTCTTGTAGTTCCAAAACCTACAGAAATATTTGCTGCGGGTTGAGCACTCATAGTTGCTGAAGTTACTGTTTTAAATAATAAAGATCCTTGTACTGTTGTTGCTCCACCTGCTGCTACGATTGCTTCTTGTTGTTTTGCTCCATCAGAATCTGTTCCTACTACTGTACAAACTTTAGTATTGTCTCCTGTTCCAGTCATTGTAATAGTTACATTAACAACACCACCATTGTGAGTTGCTGCTAAAGTAGTATTAGCCATTGTGAAATCTAAATTTGGTTGTGCTGCTGCAGCAAAATAAGTGTTACTTGCTGCTACTTGATCTTCGACTAGAACCCAGTCGCTTAATACCATTGACATAATTTTTTTCTCCTTTTAATTTATACTAAGGCCCCGAAGGGCCCCAGTTAAATTTATTAGTTGTTTCTTACGCTATTAACAGACTGTAAGTATTCTACAGTGATAATTGCATCACCAGCTGTTGGTGCTGCTCCTGCTGCAGTATTAACAACCATAATAACTTCTTTATCAATACCCGCTATAGAATTACCAATTGCGGCATCTAAATCTGAGCTAGAAACATCTGCATAGTTTTCTGCCTGTGCAGCTAAAATTGTACCGAAATCTTCGGCATAATTTAAAGTTGCAGCAGTTTTTAAACTAGCTCCGTTACTTGGTGAAAAGTAATCTACATCAATAGTCGGAACGTTCGCATTATTAAAAGACGTAGTTCCAAAACCAATTGTACTTGCTCCAGCCATATTAAACAATACAGGTATATGAACTCTCCAGTTAACTATTCTTGATCTAGCTGGAATGTTTACATTATTAGCTAAATTTTTATTAGACGTAGCTGGTGTTTCACCGTTTGTGTAAGAATTATAGTTTGATTTTAATTGATAAATTGCATTAGAAGCAACACCAATGTAACTATAACCAACTGTAATAGCACCTGTTAAAGCACCATTAGATGTTACTGAAGTAATAGTTTTGTATAATAGAGTACTTTGAACATCAGTATTTGCTGCTGCATTAGGACCTGTGATAGCATTTTCAGTTTGAGTGTTGCCAAAAATGTCAGTTCCAATAATAGTAAAAGTAATACCAGTATCATTTCCTGTTGAACCAATACATACTTTACCTGTTCCTGCTACTCCACCAAGTGCGCCAGATACTGTACCTGTTGCGCCAACTCCTGGTAATACAAAAGAACCGCTTGCTGCTGTTCCATCAACTGTATTAGTTAAAGTAAGTGCACCTAGTGCTTGTCCTCCTGGATTAGCTGCTGCTGTTGCAATTGAATCTGCATCTATTGCAAGTAAATTAAAATCAAATGCATATGATTGACCCATTGTTACGAAACCTGTATTTCTTACGTCTACAGAAGGTGTAAAACCTGTTGTGTTATTTATTTTACCGGCTGTTATTGGTCCGGAAAAGTTTGTTTTTGCCATGATATATTCTCCTAGTTCATTCTACATAGTCTCTAGGCCGTCGACTATACAGCGTCTATGTAAAATATATTATTAATTAAATGTATAGTGAGTTTTTTATATATGATTTTTGAGTAGAGTGCAAGAGAGCCTGTAATAAAAGTGCGATTTCAGCGATGTAGCTTTGTACTTAAGTTGCTACAGAAACTTGTGGAGCGACTCCATCAACTTGATTTTGTCTGTGGGCAATAGCTGCTTCCTCTAGCTTAATGTCAGTAATGACTCTTTTAACTTTGTCATCAATTCTAACCATCTCAAGAGTATACCTATTATTATCTAGGTGCTCCTGTTGCCACTTCAACTCCAAGGACCATTTTTGTTTGTATAGTTCTTGTATCATCATTAACCTCCTCATAGGTTATTCGACTTATCTCGTTATTATAGTTGTTTCCGAGATGCTCCCAAACTATACTGTTTTCTCCTAGCTTGTCAAGTATTGCTTTTTCAACACTCTCAGCTGTATCTTCATTATGCTCAATAATAAATTTAGCATGATGGTCGTAGGCCCAGATATTTATGGAAGTTTTCTTCATTGTTTTTTCTTTCTACTAATTGAATGTGGCCGAAACATGTCCGGCCACAAAAAGTTTTATTACTTACGCACCTTCAACGCCGTAGATACCTCTAAAGTCAGAAGCGCCAAAAGCGTATCTTTCTCTAGCTTTGTATCTAACGTTGCCAGTATCGAAGTCTCCTTCCATTGACGTAGTCAACGGAGTTCTTGAGAACATCTTCATACCATTTGGAACGTCTGTGATAATGTAAAATGCATCAGGATCAGTTAAGAAATTATTCACTCTGTAACCTTGAGGAATCATTCCCATTGAATTGATTGCATTGATGTCATTATCTGCAGTCTGAGTTCTACCTTGAGATTTCATCAATCTCTCAGCATTGAACTGATTCGCAGAAGGAATTATCATTTTAACTCCTTTAGCTGCGATTCTTAAACCTCTTTCATCAGTCATTGCAGCGATGTCAATCAAAGACTGCTCTAATGAAGTTTCGTTTAAGTCTGCTTGCGTAGTCAAAGTGTTGGATACTGTACCCGCGATAGTTGGGTGAGCAGTACTAAACAAGTTAACGCCATCACCTGTTTGAAAAGCGGCTGCAGCTGCAATAGCTGGTAGACCATTATTCAAAGGTTGTGCGCCCTTAACTTCTTTTGCATTAGACATAGATCTTGCTAGGGCTTTTGTGTATCTAGAAGAAAGTCTGTCATAAAGGTTGTCCTCTATGGCTTCTTCTGTGATAGCGAAAGCTAGCGCAATCGTTTCCATTGTGTATCTAGCAGTATAAGTTTCTTGAGCGTCATCATATGATACTCCAGCACCTTCTGCTTTTACATCTGCGTTAGCAAAACCACTTAACATTACTTCTTCTTCAAAAGCTCTGTCAGATGATTCTGTAGTATAAATCTCAGCGTGCTGATTATCATACCTTTTGTATTCCAGACCGAATAGTGCATTCAGACCGGGCTCTAGTTCTTTAACTAGCTGTGCTCGTGATATTGCCATGTTATGCTCCTATCGTTCCTGTGCCGAACCATTGTGACTTATTAGCAACCACTACAACAGAAGCTCTTCCTGAGAAGGCCGCTAATGCTGGGTTTGCTTGTACAGCAGTTGTAAGATCCTCATTCTCAGGGTCTTCAGCTACTCTTAGCAATCTCCATTGGTTGTTAATGTCATGAACAGTTCCCACTGTTAATTGTCCATTTGATTGTCCAGATATAGTAGAACCAGAAACTAATGTAGTTCCTTCTGCTCTAACTGTTAGACCAAACGTTCTTCCCATTTGAACTTGTGCTAAGTCACCAGTTGCCGCTAATCTAGCGTCTAACTGTACAACATATTGTTGAAATGGATTGTCTATTATAAACGCATCAATGTCCCCATTATTCGCATTAGCAGTTGGCACTGTGCCACCTGGATAAAACGAAGCGAAAGTTGGTTTTAATGTATTTGCATCTGTGTAAAATGCACCATTAAAAACACCAATCGTTGGAACAGTAATAGCATCTTGAGCGGATATCAAATAACCTGCGTCTACGTTAGCACCTGATGCAGAATCTATTTGCACGGGCATACCTAAATACAGAGAAGTTGGATAGCCACTATCGATTTTGTATTTGTTCTGACCACCAGTCGAAGGGGTTGCACCCAACGTACCAGCAGCGATCAAACCAAAACCAGCTGTGTTTCTATTTGCCATTTTGTTTTCTCCTTATGAACCTGCCTCGTTAAAGGCCTCCAGTTCGATTAATTTAATCGTTGGTTAAAGAAATATTATTTCTTATTGCCACCGAAGTTTTTGCTTGAACGCTCGAATTTCATCGGCATTCTTTTATCCTGATCCCTAAGTAAGTCGTTTTCAATTGCTTCGTCTTGACCTTCAGTTTGTCTTCTCTGATAGTCAACACGCGATTGCGCGAGTTCTTCGGGTATCCTTGCCAGGAGAAGGCCACCTACTCCAATCACTCCAGCGTATTTTCCGTCCATAACAACAGGATATTCTTCCTTGTCATATTCGTCAGCTCTCACTAACTCATAACCAGATCTCAATCTACCATGAATATTCTTGGTATCGTTGAAACCCATTGACT